GGTAGTTATGCCCAAAACTATAACACTGCTGTAGGTGCTTATGCAGGAGACGGACATCAATTTGGAGGTGCTAATGTTTATGTAGGGTATTCGGCTGATGGTTATTATACTAATAGTAATAACAATGTTGCTGTAGGGTATCAAGCTTTAGCTGGATACACACAAAATGTGTCTGTAGGGTATCAAGCTGGCTATAGTATGTTTAACCAAACTGATTACAGTGTATTTATAGGTTCTCAAGCTGGTTATGATATGGACGGAGGAGACTATTGTGTTTTTATTGGTCAACAAGCAGGATATGCTGGCGGTACTGGGAGTTGGAATGTAGGTGTAGGTTCATTTACTGTAGATGCTTTAACAAGTGGTTACGGTAATACAGCACTTGGCAGCTACGCAATGTCCAGTGTAACCTCAGGCATTTACAATATTGGAATAGGGTATAATGCTGGTTCAGGTACAAGTACGGCTTCATATAACACTAGTATAGGGTATGGAGCAGGTGACACTAGTGTTACAGGAAGTTACAACACAAATCTTGGCTATCAAGCTGAACCAAGCTCTTCAGTTGCAACCAATGAATTTACACTAGGCGGCACTAACGTTACTAATTTACGTTGTAATGATACAACTATTAGTAGCTTGTCTGATGAACGTGATAAAACAAACATTCAAGATATTTCTTGGGGTTTAGATTTTATTAACGATGTGCGTCCTGTATCGTTCCAGTGGAATCGTCGTGATGGTTCTATGGGCGATACCAAACAAGTCGGTTTTATTGCCCAAGAATTGTATGATGTAGAACTAGAGCATAGCAGCACTCAACACACTAAGATGGTGTCGTGGAATAACCCCGACCGTCTTGAAGCTGCGCCTATGCGTATGTTCCCTATTTTAGTAAAAGCGGTACAAGAATTGTCTGCTCAAGTTGAAACATTAAAAGCTGAAATTGCCACTTTAAAGGGAGAATAAAATGGCTGTAAACGAACTCAACCGCGATTTTTTGCGGCTACTACACATGTGTGACCAAATTGAAAATGTTATGGTTGGCACTAAACTACGTGAAATGGACATGGAAGAACGTCGCTTTAATGTCGGCAACATGGTGATGCACCTTGAATCTGAAATGCTTGACGACAAGTGGGTAGAGGCAGGTAAAGATGTCACCCGCATTAATGAAGTAATTGCTACTGGCAGGGCTTATTGGAAAAGCACTGACTAATCATGCCCGGTGATGTTCAACTATCAGATGCTCAGATTGACACCATTGCTGAGAAGGCGGCAGAGAAGGCGTTCAACAAAATATACGCTGAGGTGGGCAAAAGTGTTTTAACCAAGCTGGCGTGGCTAACAGGTGCTGCTGTCGTTGGTTTGTTTATATGGCTAGGAGGACATAACTCTCTGCCTAAATAGGGGAGGAGAAAATGATTGACCCGGTTAGCGCCTTTGCCCTTGCTACTGCTGCCTTCAATGGCATCAAGAAAGCGGTGGAGGTGGGGAGGGAACTGGAGGACATAGCTGGCTTCTTTGGTAAATACTTTCAAGGTGTCAGCGATGTCAACAAGGCGGCAGAAGAGGCTCAAAACCCACCGCTGTTCAGAAAACTACTAAGTGCAGGTTCTGTTGAAGAAGAGGCAATGAACGCCCTGATTCACAAGAAGAAGATAGAGAGCATGGAAAGTGAACTGCGTCAGATGATAACACTCCGATACGGGGTGGAGGCATACAAAGAGATGATGCAGATGAGAAGGCAAATCAGGGAACAAAGGGAACGAACAGTATATAGACAGGCAAAACGGAGAAAGAACTTTATATGGAACACATTGTATGCTGGTTTAATCTCCACTCTCCTTGGCTGTCTATGGTGGTTATTGGTGTGGGTAACAAGCTATAAGGGGTAAGGTATGCCAGAACTAAAAGGTAAAAAATATCCATATACTGCTAAAGGCAAAAAGAAATACGCTGAAGACAAAAAGAAAATGGAGAAAAAAGATGCCGCTAAAAAAGGGAAAAAGTAAGAAGGCAGTAAGTGCCAACATTCGCACCCTGGTGAAGGAAGGCAAGCCTCAGAAACAAGCTGTAGCCATAGCACTACAAAAGGCTGGTAAGGCTAAACCAAGGAAGAAAAATGGCTGATTCATTTACAGATTTTATTCAAAACTTGTTTCCCAGTATGGGGCAGACTCAGCAGCCTATGTTGACTGGTACGTTCACCGACCCTGCTGGCTTTCGTATGTCGCCTGAAGCAGCAGCCTACTATGCTGACCCGTTTAGGAAGCAAAACGCCATACAACAAGCCTCCCTTGATGCTGCTTTGAAGAAGAAACAAGCGGATGAGGCTGCACAGCGTTTGTCAGGGATGTTGTCAGGTGGCGGCGGTGGAGAAATGTCAGACCAGGGCTTAAACCCTGCTGTAGCGGCTTTCTTGGCTTCTGAGACTCAAGGACAACGTGATGCTCGTATGGGGGCGCTTCAAAACTTCCTAAACCCGTTTAGCACAACCCCAACAAATTATGGCACGTTGTTTGGTCTGCCTAATGTTGGTTATCAAGGTGGTGGGCTTATTTCTAGTTTATTTAGTATTCCAACAGGCACTGCACCAGCACCTGTGGTTGATATGTCCACCTACAGTGCAGGAGCAGGTATGCCAACTATTGACTCTACCCAAGCTGTCCTTGGCGACCCTGAAGGCGCTGCTGCTGCGGCTGGTGCAAACACAGGCTCGATTGGCGGTGTAAGTTTGGGAGGGGGCGACCCAACCGGTGTTGGTTATGGTACTGGCGGTTTCTAAATGAAACACAGCGTAGGTAAAACTATCACCACAACTGGGTCTGACGTTGAGTTGTTCACGGTGCCTCAGGGGTATGTCGCTGAGGTGGACACGTTATTCATCTCCAACTCAGCAGGTAGCACAGCCGCTGTCAGTGTGTATTGGCAACATGCCCACGATGCTGACCATAAGATTTACATCATTAATGGTAAAAATTTGGGAAGCAAAGACTACATTTTATTCACTGGTGGCTCTATTGTGTTGAAGGCTGGGGACAGCTTACAGGTTCAAACCAACACCTCAGATATCTCTTACATTGCTACCTTTGACTTACGTAAACAACTACCAATGTACACTTTTGATGGTGAATAGGGTTGACAAGATGCTAAAAATGTGCTACACTCCTGAAAGTTAAGGTATAAAAATGACTTATTTACAACTTGTTAACAAGGTGCTGTTACGGCTCCGTGAGACTGAGGTCACCACGGTGCAGGGTAGCGGTACGTCCAACCAGTATGCTCGTCTCATTGGTGAGTTTGTCAACGAGGCTAAGAGTTATGTCGAGGCTTCTTGGGACTGGTCTGCTCTACGTAGCACTCTTACCCTTCTTACTGATGCCGATGTGTTTAACTACGAGTTGAACGGAACAAACAATAACTTCAAGATTCTAAACGTACTCAACGATACCAGCAATTGGTTCATGGAATACCGTGACGGCGATTGGTTTGACAAGCAGTTGTTTGTTATGAATGATAGCCCTCAGACAGGCGCTCCACAATATTATAACTTCAATGGGGTTAGCGCAGACGGTGACACCCAAGTAGACCTCTACCCAATCCCTGACAAAGAGTATTCGCTACGTTTTAACGTAACACTACGTAATGCTGTCTTAACTAACGATGCTGACACGGTGGTTATTCCTACCCGTCCAATTATCTTACGTGCTACAGCTATGGCTATTGAAGAGAGGGGTGAAGACGGGGGACAACAAAGTGTCAATGCTTACATCTCTTCTGAGAAAGCGTTAGCAGATGAGATTGCACTAGACGCCGCACGGCACCCTGAAGATACTATTTGGTATCCAGTATGAAACAGTTACAAAACCTCTCTCTAGTCACGCCAGGTTTCTTTGGCTTAAACACTCAAGAGAGTGGTGTTACCATTTCCCCTAACTTTGCTCAACTTACCGACAATGTGGTGATTGATAAATACGGACGGTTAGGCGCTCGTAAGGGTTGGTTGATGATGACCACCAGTGGTGACACCTCGTTAAGCGGTAACAGTGTTAAGTTTATGATGGAGCATGTCAACGCTGACAACACTACAACCATCATCTCAGGTGGGAACAGCAAGGTGTGGACTGGCGGCATCAGTGCAACGCTGACGGACATCACCCCTGCTGCTTACACTGTCAGTGGTGACCGTTGGAAGGGTGCAAGCATATATGACCACGCCTTGTTGGTTCAGGACGGACAAGAGCCGCTGGTCTACTCTGCTGCTGCCAGCCCTGTGTGCCAACCAATCACAACATACCGCAGTGCTGCCTCCCAAAACTTTGGTTCTTCTTACCCACGTGATGTCATTGCTGCTTGGGGTAGATTTTGGACACATGATGGGGACACGGTTTACTGGTCTACTGACATAGCTGACACGACTTTCCCTGCCTTCTATGGCGGCACCAGCGGGACATTGAACATTGCTGCTGTTCTGCCTAACAACGCAGACACCATTGTGGCTATTGCAGCACACAACGATTTCTTAATTATCTTCTGTAAGAACAACATTGTCTTGTACAGTGGAGCATCCAACCCTATTGGCGTTGCCTTCCAGCTTGCTGATGTCATTGCTGGGGTGGGCTGTGTAGCTAGGGATAGTGTTCAATTGACAGGTAATGACCTAATCTTCTTGTCAGACACGGGCATCCGCAGCTTGGGTCGGGTTATTCAAGAGAAAAGCCTGCCCATGCGCGACCTGACCAAGAATGTTAGGGATGATTTGTTAAAAGATATAACAGAAGAAATAACCAACAGCGGTAACCTAGACGATGTTGTGTCTGTTTATTCAGAACTGAACGCCTTCTACCTACTTAGTTTCCCATCAACCTCTACTGTCTATGTGCTGGACATGCGTCAGCCATTGGAGGATGGGTCTGCACGTGTTACCTTGTGGTTCAGCTATGAGGCTGACTCGTTTCTACGTCGCCGTAACCGTGACCTTTTGATTGGTAAAACAAACGGTATTGGTAAATATACAGGGTACGCTGATAATGGGTCTGCTTATCGCCTACGCTATTTCTCACACTACGTAGACTTTGGTAATCCCGCTGTTCTTAAGATTTTGAAGCAAATTAGTGCAACAATTATTGGTGGACAAAGCCAAGACTTTGTTATCAAGTGTGGTTTTGATTATGACTTAAACAGTAATTCATATTCTTTTGAGATACCTACGTATGGCAACGCTGCTGAGTTTGGGATTGCTGAATATGGGGCTAATGCTGCCACCCTTGCTGAATACACATCAGGCATTGTGATTGATAAGATTAAGAGTAGTGTAGGCGGTAGTGGTAATGTAGTTCAGATTGGTTTTGAGGCTGACGTAAACGGTTCAGAACTGAGTGTACAGAAATTTGATGTATTTGTTAAAACTGGAAGGATGTCGTAATGGCAAACTATACTAAGGCAACTGACTTTGCTGCTAAGGACGCACTAACGACAGGCGACCCAGCTAAGATTGTTAAGGGCACGGAGATTGATTCTGAGTTTAATGCTATTGCAACGGCTATCAACTCTAAGGCTAACACAGCTAGTCCTACGTTCACTGGCACCCCTGCTGCTCCTACGGCTGCTACAGGAACCAACACCACTCAGATAGCTACTACTGCCTATGTACTGGCTAATGGTGTTCCTAGCGGTGCTATCCTTATGTGGTCAGGCACTATTGCAACCATCCCGACTGGTTGGTATTTATGTGACGGTACTAATGGTACTCCCAACCTAACCAACAAGTTCATCATTGGTGCTGATGCTGATGATGGCGGTATTGCTAAGACAAGCATTACCGGCAGTGCTACACAGACTGGTGGTTCTAAAGATGCCATTGTTGTATCACACACCCACGGTCTGTCAGCAGCTACTACGTCCACCACTACGTCACTGACTGGTTCTTGGCGTTCAGGTAAGCCGGGTTTAGCTAGTAACGGGATTATCACTAGAACCAGCGGTATTGCAGATAGTGGTGATGGAAGTCAGGCAACAGGTAACCAATACGACATTGACGCTAACCACAACCACACCTTAAGTGGCAACACCGACAGTGCTGGCTCAAGTGGCACCAACGCTAACCTGTCGCCGTACTTTGCGTTGGCGTACATCATGAAGGCTTAAAGGAAATAATATGGCAACTGAAAATCCATTTAGCTGGACATCTCTAGTACCTATTGTTGGCGGTTTGTTAGGCGCTAGTGAAGCATCTTCTGCTGCTGACAGGGCTGCTGCTGCTAACATTGAGGCTGCTAAAATTGCCGCAGATGCTGCTAAGTTCCGTCCTTACGCGATTAGCACTGGCTTTGGCACCTCTTACTTTGACCCCTCTAAGAGTCAGGCAGGGTATGAGATTGACCCATTGTTAGCGGCGTTTAGGGATAAGTTTTATGGCACTGGAGCACAATTTCTAGACCAACTACAAACTGACCCTCAGGCGGCTGCACAGCAATACTATGAACAACAGCAAGCATTGATGGCTCCTCAGCGTCAGGCAGAAGATATTGCGTTGCGTCAACAACAACTACAGAGTGGGCGCATTGGGTTGGGCATTAGTGGTCAGGCTTTAGGTGCTGGTGCTCCTGGTGTTATCAACCAAGGACAATACCAACGTGACCTAGCCCGTGCTCAGGCTGATGCACAACTTGCTGCACAGAGTCGTGAACGCGCCCAAGCAGACATTGACCGTCTCATCCAACGTGGCACTGGGTTGTTCCAAACTGGTCTTGGTGTTGAAGAACAAGCACTGCGTCCCCTCACCATTGGTGCAGACATTGGTTCACGTCAGGCTGTCTCAGGCGGTCAACAAGCCAATGCCCTGCTTCAAGGTGGTCTTGGGGCTGCTCAGGCTAACTTGGCTGGTGGCATCGGTGCTGCTAACGCGCTACTTGGTGGTGCTCAGGCATTTAGTGGGTTGTTTGCCCCTCAACGTAGAACTACCGCATTTGGTTAAGGAATAAACATGGCTGATGGACTATTTTCATATCAAACTCCTGGGCAACTCCAGCAAGAGTATCTCAGCAACCTAATTCAACCTGTTGGTGGCGGCAACCTGTACAGTCAGTTGGTTCAAACCATGTCTAACGCTGGGCGCATGATGGGCTACGGTGCTGGACGTATGTTTGGCGGTCAAGTGCCCGGTGAAGCAAAGAACGCAGCAATCCAAAGTGTGTTTGAGCAGGTTAAGGACATCCAAGACCCAATACAGCAGTACACCGCTGCATCTCAGTTGTTCTTGAAGGCTGGCTTCCCTGACCTTGCCATGCAAGCACGTAAAACTGCCCAAACTGAGAAATTGGCTGGACTTCAACTAGAAAAAGCCGAGTATGATATTGGTACTGTGCGTGGACAACAAACACTAAGAACCGAGTTAGGTAAATTAGGCGATAAAGCTACTTCTGAAGACGTGCTTGCTGTGTTTAGGAAATTTGGTGACCCTGATAAAGTTGCTGAATTTGCACAAAAAGATATTCAAGCAAGGGCTGCTGCTAGAGCTAAGGCTGAACTAGAAAAAGAAAAAGCACAAGAAAGAGCAAAGTTGCAGCAAGAAAGGCTAGAAGCGGCGGCACAACGAACAAGAGAAAATAATGAACTACGAGCGCAAATTGCACAAGCGCAATTAGAATCTAGACAGGCTACAACAGCATTGCAACAACAACTTGCACAGCAACGTATTGATGACTTGAAAGCAAAAGCGCAAGAAAGGGAGCGCGAACAAAAAGAAGAGGAAAGAGCATTAAAAGTTAAACAGCAACTCCTAGTAGGTCAAACACAAAAAATGATTACTAGGTTGGGAGAAGCAAAAGACGTGGTTGGTACTTTTTCTACTGGTGTTCAAGGTCTTGCTCTTTCTTTGGTTGGCGGCACTCCAGCTAACACTTTAGCAAATAGATTGGCAACTATTAAAGCAAACGTAGGTTTTGACCGCCTACAAGCAATGCGAGAAGCTAGTCCTACTGGCGGTG